CTGCCGATTTGACCTTTTTGACGATCTTCGAGAACCAGCCAAACTCCATAAGGCCCGTCTCGGGATTGAAGGAGTTCGCCGAACTACCGACTACATACTGCTCCGGGTCCTCAATGCCCATCTCGCGCAGATGCGAGAAAATAGACTCACGAAGCTCAGGACTGCGTTCGATCAAGGGCCGTGGTACGACGATCTCGCCCGGTGCAAGGTGAGCCACGAACTGGTCACCGCCGCGCCCATAAGAGGCCATGCGGCGCGCAACATCACGAAATTCCGCGACACCCGCGTCACCGTACACGGCCCGCGTTTCTTCGTCCTCAAGCCGCGCGATATCCTCGTCATCCATGACGAAGTCAGCGATACCCCCAGACGGGATGATTTCTTCTTCAAGTTCCTGAGCTACAGCCATCACGCCGCTCCGCCTTTAATAGCTTCAGGTACAGTCACTTTGATTACTATACCCTTAGCCTCGTCCCCAGTCCACGGATTACCGCAATCTGGGCAATTTCCATTCGGGTAGCTCAAGATTTCCTCTGGCGTATCCACTAAGTTGTCGCACGTTACACACTTGACAGTAGAACGGCTGGTCGAAGGCGTCCACTGACTACCGTCCGACATAACAATCATACCATCCACCATTCCACGCTCCTTACGGTGTGCTTACCGTGACCGAGCCAACCGATCCGGTTGAACCGGAGCCTGCTACATGCGGGCTAGAAAGAAGAGAAACCTTAACAAAACCATCTACTTGGAAAAGAGAACCCTGCTCAAGGCCGACATCGTTGGTCGGGAGAGCCGTCAACGTAAGCGTCGTACCCCGCATAGCACCCGGCTGCTGTAGCTGGATAATATACGTCGTCAAGAGCCTCACCATATCAGAGAAATAGTCCTTCCGGTATTCCACCGGAGGAACTGCAAATCTAGGTGGGACTAGATCACGCGTACTCATCGGCGGCCGTCCGGCCGGATTTCAAGTCGCGTCGCGCCGAGCCGCCAAGCCACCCCGAGGCCATCCGTCTCAACACGGAGACCAAAAGCGCGCCCTCGCGCCCTAATACGGTTCTGGGTCGCCGTATTCGAGACGGTAGTCGATACAGAACCCGTGTAGCCAGTGCCCGGAAAACGCTCTGTATTGACCGTAAATGTCGCCTGCTGGAGCGCCATATCGCTTGATTTCTCAAAGCTGATGTCCGGGATCAAGCGACTCGCAAACACAAAATTGTCGCCCTCGGCGATCTCAAGCGGGCTCGACTGGATGTAGGCCGTCATGGCCGAACCATCGTCGTCCGAGCCAATCTCATGCTGATACAGATAACCGTTGAACGCCGCCGCAACAGGGTATGGCTTCAGGCCACGGTCCAGCCACGCAGACCTAGAGAGCGAGCCAAAATACCAAATCTGCTGCTCGTAGTTGTACGTTACATATTTGTTGTTGTTCTCCGAGTCCGCCGACGGGTAGAACCACGTGACCTCTCCAAACGAGGAGTTGACGGAGGCAAACACCTTCTCCGATTGGGTCGTGTTGAAGTCTTGGAACACCGTATCGCGCACCGCGCAGGGCAGCGGAGAAACCTGACCGTCGTACAGGTAGAACTTGTCCCGGCCCATCCAGAAGACCGCGTCTCCTACAGCCACTGCGGCATTGGGGCCGATAATCGTCGTATTCGCGCTGATTTGCGTTAGACCGAAAGTATACGGCGCGCCGATATACTGGAGCGAATGTACTGAAGAATCTGTGATGATTATAATTTCTCGCCGCGTTTCGACGCCTTGCACGATCTCAGAGCCGTTACCGACGATCAAATCACCTGCCGTGTTCTCAGCCGTAGGGGCCCAGTCAGCGGCGTTTTCTTGGTCGGACCAACGAATCAGAAGTTTATCTTGCGTGTTGGTTGCATCCCCATACGCATCGCAACCCAGAGCAATAACGTGTCGGTCACGGTCAGATACCAACATCTGACGTGCGATAGTCGGCGCATTACTGTCTAAAGAGGACAGCGCGACACCGCGCGTAGACAAGAGAGAGTCGTAAGCCCAGTAATATATTCCGCCGTCACGGATGTTGTAGACGAGGTCCTGACCGAAGTTGTCCTGTTTCCATATGCGGATGTTACCTCCGCCCGCTACCACAGTAGCGGCAGAGCCCCACGAACCACGGCTCCATGTGCCCGCGCCCCAGCCCGTACCGGGGACAACGGTGTCGATACCGACATTGATCTGATAAGCCGCGACGACCGACCCGCCGCCGTTGCCAGTATCCGAGGAGTTAGCGGTGGCCGACACCTGAATGGTGTATTGGTTATCGTTCGGAACCGTAAGAATTTCGTATTCTTGGTTCAGCACCGCTGCGGTTACGTTGCCACCTAGCGATACAGCGCCGCTAAAGGTTACAAAATCACCCGGAATACAGCCGTGTGCGTTGTCCGATACAGTTATCGTTGAGGAACCGTTTACTGCTGCAAAAGTTGCCGTTCCGGTCGTAGTGGCCCGCAAGGGCGTGATGTCGTAGTACGCTTCTCCCACTTCCACATAGAACTTTAGGTTAGTACCGACCCCCATAAGCTCTGTACCGTCCAGCGCTTTCCAATTATGAAGAGAACGGGCAGTACCAAAGATTTGCGCGTTGCTGTATTTGACCCAGCCGCCGATCTTTTCGGGGAACCCAAAGCGAAAGCGCACTTTATCGCTATCTTCCCAGCCGCCTTCATTGGCATAGGAAGTGAATTCTGTATTAATCCCCGGCCGATACTGGAGCTTCGTCAGGGGCATACTTGTCTACTCCGTGGCAGGCCAGTTATAGATCGGAGCGTTACCTGTCGGATCGCCATTCGCGTCTACAGGCGTATCGAAGAGGCCGATGAAGGCATCCAGCGTGGTGCACTGGGTTATCTGATCCTCGATAATCCCGGCAGCCAGACGTACCTCGTTGCGGTACTGCTGAATGTCAGCCGGAACTTCAACACCGGTATCCGTCTTCCGAATATACGCCCAATCGGTGGCGGACAATAGCGATCCCTGCGTCGCCTTGGTCTGCGCGATGTACTGCGACTTCAGCCCCAGCGTTACGATCTGCTTGCCGTCTGGTCCCAAAATGGGATCGTTGTTATCGTCTACTTCTTTTCGGTCTTCTAGCTCACGGGGCACAGATGTGTACGCGCCGGTCAGGTCCGGGCCGGTCACCCAGTAGAACCGCTCGTCTGGCTTTGGCTGCACTGAGATTTCAACAAGGCCAATAGACGCTTTAGTTGCGGCGTCGTAGCGCGTCCACGACGCCGGGTGCTGGACACCATTATCGTCAGTCCACGCCCGGCCTTCCTTGATTACTCTACCGTTGTAAGTCCACATTTTATTCTCCTATCGAGCCGGGACGGGGGCGACACCGCTGCCGCCAAAAGGGTGTTCTGCAAATGCCATAAAGATAATGGTGTTCCCACTACCGTTAGGGCCATTGCCGTTATCTCTTACTTTGAATCCATTTGAGTTAAGGTCGAACCATTTTGTACCTGCACTTTGACTCTCAGCATTTGATAAATTTGGTGAAAGATAATGGTCGGCTACGTTATACGTATCTCTGACTGCATCATACATCCACCAGCTTTCCGCTGCGGATGCGTTCTTTCCTAAAATAAAAGCAGGTCGGAACCCGCACCAAATAAAAGGGCCGTCTGCCGAGCCATTGCCGGTGTATTTGCCGAATTTGCTAAAGCCTTCTACTTCCGCAAAACAGTAAGCGAGGTAACTTCTTGAGGCATTATTGACATAATTACTGGATGAAATAGTAAAGACAGATGACGATGGAGTTGTACTTGCCCAGTTATCATAGACTGCGTTCTGTGCCCCGCTGGTGTTCATATACAAGCTGTAGCCAGTCGGCAATCCAACGTGATAAACCGGCCAGTCTGTAGCAAGACCTGCTATAGTTTTGGATATAATCATTTTTGGCGCAGCGCCGATACCATGCCCCACTGTTGCACCGCTTACGCCGTTTCCTGACCATTTGACAATACTGAATCCTGCCGTGGTATCGGCAAGGACAGTGGAGGTAATTGACCCGTCCGTGTTGCTGCTGCCTGACCCAGACGTGTTGGTCATCCAGTTCCAACCGACATAGGTGACTCCAGAAGCGTTGACGTTGCTGCTGCTGCCTAGCTGGAAACCATCGAGCAGGAATGTCTGAAGCCCGTTGGTATCAGTTATCGGGAGAGAACTAGTATTAGTGCTTATG